CAAGTACAAAGCATTGTATCACAGCAAATTAAAACAGGCTGGCTCTTAGATCAAGAGAAAGCATTCGTGTTGCTGGCGGAACTGAAGGAAAAGAAGTTTGATCTTGAGGATGAGGTACAGAAGGTATTCAAACCCTTGCCTACCTACATCAAGGAGATCAAGCCTAAGATTAAGAAGGACGGTAGTATGTCTGTCGTTGGCCTAAAGTTTTTAGGAGATGGCTGGGAAACAGTGGGTGGCGAGTTTAGTCGCATCGACTTCCCTCAGTTTAACCTTGGTTCACGACAGCAGATAGGGCGATACCTCCAGTACTTTGGCTGGAAGCCTAAGCAGTTTACTGAGACAGGACAAGCCATCGTAGACGAGGCGGTGCTGAGTACAGTGAACGGAATACCACAGGCTTCCCTGATAGCTGAGTACCTGATGATACAGAAGCGTGTCGCACAGGTGCAGAGCTGGCTAGAAGCAGTCGAGGACGACGGTAGAGTACACGGGTATGTGAACACCAACGGAGCAGTGACAGGACGCATGACGCACTCTAGCCCCAATATGGGACAGGTTCCGGCAGTCTACTCACCCTACGGCAAGCAGTGTCGTGATGTGTGGACAGTGCAGGAAGGATACAAGCTAGTCGGTATGGATGCCAGCGGTCTTGAGCTACGCATGTTGGCACACTACATGAACGATGAAGGATACACAAATGAAATACTCAACGGAGATATACACACGGCAAATCAGCTGGCTGCGGGCCTTGACACTAGAGATCAAGCTAAGACTTTCATCTACGCTTTCCTGTATGGGGCCGGAGATGCCAAGATCGGAAGCATCGTTGGTGGAACTAGAAAGGACGGTCAACGACTTAAGGAAAAGTTCCTCGCAAATACGCCTGCTCTTGGAGAGTTACGAACACGAGTTGGAATGGCGGCTACAAGAGGCTATGTTTATGGCTTGGATAAGCGAAGGATCACCATACGATCAGAACACGCTGCATTGAATAGCTTACTCCAGTCAGCCGGGGCTATCGTTATGAAGAAAGCCTTGTGTTTACTGCACGAATATGCTATACTATGGGGTATAGACTTTAACTTTTTAGGGAACATCCACGATGAAATCCAGACAGAAGTCAGACAGGAGAAGTCAGAGGTTTTCGGAAGACTGGCAGCAAGCTGTGTTGAAGCTGCGGGCCTCCACTACGAACTCAACTGCCCTCTCGCCGGAGATTACAAAGTTGGAACCAGCTGGGCAGACACCCATTGATAAGGAGTGTATAAAATGTGGTGTAAAACTTACAGTTGATAACCTATCACCTTCACAAGCCGCTAATAAACATTGGACTTGTAAATCTTGTTATTCTATGCATAACGCAAAAGGTAATAAAAAATCAATGTTTGTAAACGGTAAGTATGTCTCAAGAAAACATCCTCTATATAAACCGGGATATTACAAAGGGTTTGAGGAAGCAGCCTTTAGTTCCTTAGAGAACTTCAAGGACAGCACACAAGGAGAGGTGTACGTCATCACTAACCCAGCGTGGCCTGAGTGGGTCAAGGTAGGGATGGCAGTAGACTCAGAGGATAGGATCAAGAACTACCAGACATCCTCACCCTTCAGGGACTACACCATTGTTTATACCTACGAGGTAGACGACAGGAGAGCAGCGGAGTCAGCAGCACATGTAAGACTAGCAAAGGAATGTGACAACATCAACGAGTGGTTCAGGCTGCCACCTCCGATAGCAAACGAACTAATACTGGAAGTGATACATGAGTACTAATAAAACAACGGACAATGTAGTAGCGGACATCTACGCACTGATGGAAAGCAAGGACGCTGACCCATCTGTAGATGTGGAGGCAGAGATAGAGAAGTTCGGAGAAGGTGTCAAGGCACTGATGCGTACTGAGTTTGGTCGGAAGAAGCGAGAGGATAACCGGAGGCTACGCCTCAGTAATATCGGCCGCACTGACCGCTACCTCTGGAACCACTACAACGGCACAGCTGGTGAAGAACTTCAGCCACATACCTATGTCAAGTTTATGTACGGTCACTTGATTGAAGAGATGTTGTTGTTCCTGACACGTATGGCTGGACACACAGTAACTGAAGAGCAGAGGGTTTGTAAAGTTGAAGGCATTGTGGGTCACATGGACTGCAAGATTGACGGTGTTGTTACTGATGTCAAGTCAGCAAGCAGCTTTGGGTTCAAGAAGTTTAAGGACGGCACACTGGCCAACGATGACCCCTTCGGTTATATTGATCAGATCAAAGCCTACGCCCATGATTGTGGTGAGACACAGGTAGGCTGGCTAACGATGGATAAAGCCAACGGTCACTTGACTTACTTGAAGTATGACCTTGAGAATGTAGAGAATGAAAAGCTCAAGGAACCTATTGTTGATAGGGTTAAGCACATCAAGCAGCTGGTTGAAGGGGATGAACCAACAGAGTACTGTTATGATCCAGTACCTGATGGCAAGTCAGGCAACATGAAGTTAGCGATGGGCTGTTCTTACTGTCAGTTTAAAGAACACTGCTACCCCAACATGAGGGTCTTCGCTTACTCCTATGGGCCTAAGTATTTAGTAGACGTAGTAAAGGAACCCAAGGTACAGGAGGTAATGCCAGATGAAGAGGGCTTTTAGGTCAGGACTTGAGAAGGACTTATCAGAGAAGTTAGATGGACAGTACAAGTTTGAACCTTATGGCATACCGTACACAGTACACAAGAAGTATCTACCGGACTTCGTACACGAGGACAAGGCAATACTGATAGAGTGTAAAGGGTTCTTCAGGGTAGGTGACACACAGAAGTACACAGCCATTAGGGATTCAATGCCTGAGTGGGAGTTAATCTTTGTGTTGTCAAACCCTAACAAGAAGGTACGCAAGGGCGGTAAGATAACGATGGGAGAGTGGTGTGACAAGGAAGGGTTCCAGCATTACACTGTAGAGACAGCCAAGGATATGACACGGTACATCAAAAGGAAGAAAGTATAATGGCCATGACACTAGAGGAACTAAAAGAAAAGATGGTGTTACAGTTAGATGAGGAGCTACTGTGTGAGCTGTTGTCTATAACACCGACTGATTTAGTGGAAGCATTTGAACGTAGGATAATTAGAAACTTTGACAGAATAGCAGAGGACTTTGATGATGAGACTTAATGACGCAACACCAGCACAGTGGGATGCCTTGAGAAAGCAAGCACCTGCTATTGAGAAGCAGAAGACAGGACTAGAGGCTTGGATGCAGGCAGCTCACGAAGAAGCTGAAGAGATTATGGACAGTGTTAACAGACCCACCCACTACAACACTGGCAACATAGAGTGTATTGAAGCTATAGAAGAGTCTATGTCTTCAGTGGCATTCAAAGGCTACCTCAAGGGCAACTGCATGAAGTATTTGTGGCGCTATGACTACAAAGGTAAGCAGGTAGAAGACCTACAGAAAGCTGGCTGGTACTTACAGAAGCTAACAGCAATGGTAACAGAGGAGAACACATAATGGATCAGTATCAACAGTTTATACACAAGAGCCGCTACGCACGATGGCTACCTGAACAGAAGCGCAGAGAGCGTTGGGACGAGACAGTCAACCGTTACGTAGACTTCTGGAAAGACCGTGGACAGATAGACGAGAAGACAGCGTTAAAGTTATTTAACTCTATACACAACATGGAAGTTATGCCTAGCATGCGCTGTATGATGACAGCAGGTGATGCACTGGCAAAGGATAACGTAGCAGGCTTTAATTGTAGTTACTTAGCCATTGACTCACCGCGTAGCTTTGACGAGCTGATGTACGTGCTGATGTGTGGTACAGGTGTAGGCTTCAGCGTAGAGCGTAACTTCATTACCAAGCTACCTGTTATTGCAGAGACCTTTCACAAGACTGACAGCACCATTGTTGTAGCTGACAGCAAGATAGGCTGGGCATCTGCATTCCGTGAGCTGATAGCTATGCTGTATGCTGGTAAGATACCTGCGTGGGACATGAGCCGTATACGTCCAGCAGGAGCTAGACTGAAGACCTTTGGTGGTAGAGCTTCAGGGCCAGAGCCTTTGATTGATCTGTTCAACTTCTGTGTAGAGATATTCCAGAAGGCAGCAGGACGCAAGCTAACGAGCATTGAGTGCCACGATGTAGTGTGTAAGATAGCTGACATTGTAGTGGTAGGTGGTGTGCGTAGATCAGCTCTAATCAGCCTCTCTAACCTGTCTGATCCACGTATGGCGAAGGCTAAGTCAGGTGACTGGTGGAGGCATGAAGGCCACCGTAGGCTTGCTAACAACAGCGTAGCGTACACTGAGAAGCCAGACTTTGAATCCTTCTTAGGCGAGATGCAGAACATGTACGAGAGTAAGGCGGGTGAGCGTGGAATCTTTAGCCGTATAGCAGCTCAGAAGATTGCAGCACGTAACGGTAGACGTGACCCTGACCAGGACTTTGGTACTAACCCATGCTCAGAGATTATACTGCGTAGTAACCAGTTCTGTAACCTGTCAGAGATTGTTGTACGTCCTGATGACACACTGGCTAGTCTCAAGAGTAAGGCAGAGATGGCTGCTATCATTGGTACACTACAGGCTACCTTGACAGACTTCAGATACCTGCGTAACTGCTGGAAGAAGAACACTGAAGAGGAAGCACTACTGGGTGTCAGCATGACAGGCATCATGGATCACTACCTGCTGAGTAAGGGAGAGTCTAAGGACTTAGGCAAGTGGCTGGAGGAA